GCAGTACCACCAGCACCTCCAGAATTAAGAGCTCCATTACTACCATTTACTCCAGATACAGCAGCACCAAGAGAAATCCAATCAAATAAATCTTGATATGATCCACCAATACCAACAGAATTTTTTGAAGTTGTGCCAGCACCACCTCCACCCTTTGCTACTAATCCAATAAAAGTGGTATCTCCCCCAGTTGAACCAGAAAAGTTAGTACCATCAGAAATTCTTAAATGTTCTCCTCCACCACTTCCTCCCCACATTTGAATAGTCATCGAATAAACTTTCGATGGAATAGTAACATTTGTAGTACTTGTTACGTTTTGTATTACTGGCATTTTTTAAAATTTAATAATGTACTCTACTAATATAAAAGGTGTTACTACCTGATCCAAACTTCTAATATTATCATTAACATCAATATCTAATTCACTATATAGTCCATCTATACTTATAGAAAATTGATTATAATTATACTGAAATGTGGAAACATATTCAAATGGTTTTTCTATTCGATGTTTATGAACAGAAGCAGTGCTAGAACTTGGATTTGTAAATTCTAATAAAGTTCCAGCTCCACTATTACCAGTTGCTCTACCATTATCTTTACCATCACCACCAACTCGGTGAGTATATGAAATATTTAACTGAGAAGCATTGGTATTGTGTGCATGTCCTTGAAAATTTACGATATCTAAAGTTTCTTCTTCTACATTTCTAGGCATAATCATTTTTGGATTTGATCTCATATCTTGTAAAGATCCATCAGCTGCACTAAAGTTTCCACTAAAATCAACTCTTAGCTTACTTCCAGCATTCGATAATACTTCAATTTCTGGTCCAACTTTTGTAGTAATAGTGTCAGTTATTCTATCCCCAGAGTAATTTCCAGTTGCTAAACCTGGTATTACAACTTTAGATCCCAAATCAGGTAATTGAAATTGACCATAATCATTATTTTCTAAATTTTCTTCTCTTAGTGTAACATTTTCTTTCCTGAATCTAGAATTAGATCCCACACCCAAAATTCTAGATAAAGCTAAAAAATCACTAGCATTTCTAACACTACCATCACACCTTAAAAATCCTGCTGGTAATGTATCTCTAAACACAAATGAATTAGGATTATTTGTGTTTGCCAACAAATGAGTAGAATGAATCTGGATTGATCCAATGTACCCACCATATCTAGATCTTTCTTTTGTGTAATTTGACATGTTAGTAAGCTCTTATTATATACACACAAGTTAAAGAAGGTTGTGTATTATTGAAGTTAATTTGTAAAACACCTTGATTTGAAGCATTATCTAAAAATACATTAGTTGTTGGAGCAGTTACGGGAACTGTTAATGATGTTAATGGTCTCATACTAGCTGTATCAAATTCAACTTCAAAAGGTTCGTGAGCATGAGCAATAATTTGATCTTGAGCTCCAGCTGCAGATGGAGAAGTTAATTGAAAATTAGTTCCTTTATTACTAAGAAAAGTTCCATAATTAAGAGCAGAACCAGAATCTGGATAATAATTTTTTTGTCCAGCAGGAATTGTAATTGCCCCTCCAAACAATCCAGTATTTAAAATATCTCCACCATCAAATCTGTTATCATTAATAAAACTACCAGTAATTGGGGTATGGGTTACATTAAAGGGTGTTGCATTAATTGGAGGATTTTCTCCTTCGACTCCAGCAACGATTCTACCTGGCAATCCACTTCCAAATCCACTTTTACCAACCTGTTCACCTGTAATTTCCCATTCAAAAATCCATTGGTCTTCGTCAGGACTTCCTCCAGGAGGTTGTGGACTTGGTTGACTAACAAAAGTCCTAAATCTATATTCAATTTTATCCCAAGGTAATACTCCCCTACCTGGCAACGCACTACCAGCACCAGATAATGTCTCATAACTTCCAGAATGATTATGAGCTTTTATATGATCTCTACCTAATTTTCTAGGTCCAACATAAACAGTTTTTGTTCCGAATCCTGGTTCTATTGTGTTACCAGTAATTTTTCCACTATATCCAACTGTATCATTTAGTTCAAATACTACATCAGTTAACGCATCATTAACAATAATTTCAACACCATTATCAGTATTTGTTCCAATTAATGGTTGTATAAGAGAAGCAGCTATGCTATCTACATCAGCTTCAAATCCAGTAGATCCAGCTCCAGTACCAAAATAACTGCTTTCAATATCAATTAAATTTTTATCATTTAAATTTGGTATAGTTATATTTCCAGTATAATTTGGGAATGAACCGCCAAAATCACTAGTTGCACTTTCATTATAAGAGTCACCAACTGCTTTTGCCAATAATGGAAACTGTTTCGCACTGACAGTACCACCATTACATAATATCCATCCTTCAGGAATTTCAGAAATGCCTCCAGTCCAAGGCATAATAGTTCCCATTGCAGCAGCTTTTGCAGTTTTTAGTGACTGATAAAATCCCATTTATCAAACCTCCATTAGATACCAGCCTACTTTAGAAGCTGGTGTTGCTGTATTATTATTTAAGTCAGCTGCAGCAGCGTAAACTAGTGTAAATGCTGCTCGTGGAGTTTGAACTACAAGTTCACCAGCATTTGTTGTATATCCAGCAAGTGTATCAGTAACACCAGTTAATAATTCAGTACCAGTATTTGTATTATCTCCTTGTACACCAGTGTTATCAGGAGCACGAACAATCATGCTAACAGTATTCGAAAGATTTCCACCAATGTCAATAATGTGAACTGTATCTCCCATTTGAGCGTTTGAAGGTAATTTAATGAGTGTATTAGCTGAAGTATCAACAAAATAACCAAAGTTTGCTTGTGCAGAAACAACTGAGGTATTTACATATTGCCACCTTCTACCACCACTACTGCTAAAGAAGTTTTCAACACCAGCAATTTTGACAGAACCATTATTAGAAACTTTGAATATTTCAGTTCCGTTCGTATTATTGATAGATAACTCAGCATCTGCAGTTGTTTTTCCAGCTCCATCTTGGAAATTAAGTTCCAAGCCACCATCTGCTTTAATAGAACCTCCAAATGTGCTCAACCCAGTTCCTAAAGCAGAAAGAGATCCGTAAGTAGTAAAATCACCAGAAGAATTAACAAATTTCAGAACTTGTGTTGTTCCGTTGTTTTGGAAAATATCAATATTTCCACCATTGATAACTAGATTACCAGTAGCACTATCAACAGAGAATTTAGTATTAGTACCATCAGTTATTATAAATTTTTGAGTTCCTACGATTGTAGAACCATTTAATGTAATTGAATTTTCTGTAGTTAAAGTTCCAGCAATATTAGTATTACCATTTGAACCATTTACAGTAAATTTATTATAACCAGCTCCTAAAGCAAGACTACCAAGAGAACTAATATTACCAGTTGTTGATTCTACAACAAATGTTCTAACCTCAGGATTTGCATCTCCAGTTGTTATAATTAAAGATTGAATATCAGTAGAAATTAATTCCTGAATTGATAAAATTTCATTTCCATCAATAAACAGATAATCACTTGTTGTTAACACACCTCCAAATTCAGCAACGCCAATTCTCAAATCCGTATTACTATTAGGCATTCCAGCAGATGGAACATCTAAATTACCATCTTGATTTGTATCAATACCCGTTAAATAGCTAGCATTTGGTTGTCTATCAATTTTTGCAATTACTGTATCTTCTGGGTGATTAGTCCATGCTGTTGTCCCAAATAATCCTCTGGTAACTTCAAGGGCATAGCCACCAGCTGCATTTGGATCAGTTAAATTAATAATTCTAACTACTCTAACTAACTCACTATACTGTTGATTACGGAGACCAGTAGTGTATCCAGGCTGACCAACAACACCAATAGTATCTGGAGAATTGATATTTCCTCTATCAAGAAGAAGTAGATCATCAATAGAAAAATCAGAAACTGAAGATGTACTAATTGGTAGTACATAATTCACGCCTGGTAAAGTAACATCAGCGATAGTAAATTCAACATCTACTGCACCACCATTACCTAATGCAGAATCTGGAATTCTCAATACTTCTGATTGAGCGTACCCACTTCCACGCTCTACAATATCAGTAATTGTAACTCCACCATTATCATCAACAACTATATTAAGTAGCAATCCAGATCCAGCTCCTTGTGCTCCAGAATACACTGGAGCAACATTTGGATAAGTTCCAGAATTTCTATTCGAATCTTCACCACTTATACCTGTAATAATTACGACTCCACCACCAGCTACCTTGAAAGATTCTCCTCCCCATACACCTTCACCACTAGTATTAACAAATCTTCCTGTAGAAACATATTTAAATACATCAATATTTTGATTAGAAAGATCTCCAACAGAATGGGTAGAAACTGTTGTTGAGAATCTTCCACGTTGTACTTCTACAATGCCAGCATTTAATCCACCAATTAATTTGATATTTGAATCAACATTAAGTGAAGATTGTACCTTTAAAGCATTTCTAATAACAGTAGATCCACCAAGACCACCTAATCTTAAATCTGGACAAGAAGTTGCAATTGATACCTGAGTGTTTAAATCACTAGTAAATAAATCTACTTCAGCAACTCTACTTCTTAATCTTGCAGGATTTCCAGTACTTCCTTCAGAATAATAATTACCAATTGTTAATTCACCGTCAAGAATTACATTTTTAGTAGCAATTTTTAATTCACTCACTCTACCAGCTCCACCAGCAGAGAAAGCTCCACCAATTTCAATATCACAACTGGATGTTACTTCATCTGGAACCGTAGCAATTTTTACTTCGGCATTTGATGATGCATTATGAATTAATAGTTTTGTTTTTTGTGTCGCAGAAGATCCAATATAAACATCTTGTCCTAGACTTTTTGTTCCAAATTCAATTACTTGGCTAGATGTAGTAGTACCAGAAAAAGCTTTTACAACTTGAGCGTCATTTGCAAAGTTTAAATTCTTAACATTTGCTTGAATTAAATTAAAAGTTTCTGATGTACTGTTTACATCTCCACCATCAACACTAATATCTTTTTCAATTAAGAAGTTTCCAGTAATTCTACCATCACCAATTACAACAAAGTTTCTATCAAGACCAAAAGTATTACTATCTGCTTTCGTGTTAATACCAACTCTTCCACCAGTTCTATAAGTAATTCCTTGATCTGCTACTACTAAATCAGTTGTAGAAACTCTAAAAGTAGAAAAATCATCTGGATTATCACTATCGCCACCAACAATTAATGCGTTATCTTGAGCAGTTTCAGTTTTTGTTGCACTGGGTTCTGTTAAATATGAAAGAATTTTTTTACCACTGATAAAAACATTACCAACAACATCTAAGTTTGCTCTTGGATCAACTAAATCAGAAGTAAAACCTCTTAAACAATCACTATGAAGTGATCTAGCTACAGTGTTAACGCCAAGTTTGTATTCTCCAATCGCATCCGTATCTGTCCTAATTGCCTCAACGCCAAGTAAACCAGCTTCTTTCCATACAGAATTTCCAACTTCTAATTTACTTCCACCTTGCCATGTATAAGATAAAGCAGAAATAGTACTGCCTATAATAATAGTTACTTCTTCTGCGGCTGGATCATAAGTAGCAGAATCAACATCCCAAGTACCATTAATAGCTGGATTAGGGAATCCATTAATTCTAATTTTAGATGATTTTGAAATATTTAATGCAAAATTAGTAGCACTTCCTTTCCAGTTAATTTTTACTTTATTAGTTCCATCAGTAACGACAGTATCAACTGCAGCACTTTCATTAGTATAACCACTCGCAAAAATCCACCCTAGAGATCCAGTTCTCCCAACTTCAGAACCTTTTAATAAAATATCACCTGCTTTTGGATCTTCTGAATCACCATACACAACAAACTGAGTAGCACTAAATCTAGATGAAGTTGGATCATTAACATTCAGTTCAAGAGTTTGATTTGGTGTTGTATTTGATGGGGAAGAATTTGTAAAATGAGATCTTATTGTATAAGATTGTCCAATTAATCCAGGAATACTTCTTCCAGTTAACTCGTAAATAGCAGATTTAACTCTGTTATTTCCTAATGTAATATCACCAGAATCAAATGGTCTATAACTAGATCTATCTAATGTTATATCATCGCCATTTTCAGAATCAACTTTACTATAAACTCTAATTGGCGTTCCTTCATCTACTGGTACATTAACAAGTATTGGATTATTAAAAGTAGATTCACCATTAACTGTAATATTATTATTAAATGTAACAGGAGTATCAAACGTAGTTACAAGTGCTCCACCAAGATCATCATCTTCATCATTTGAGTCTAAAAGATCTGCTTTTTCTAGGAATGTTTCTTCACCAGTAATAGCGTTAATTTTACGATTACCAATGTAAAGATCTCCATTTGAATTTAGACCTGTGTAGAATACAATACCACCATCTTCTTTTTTAGACTGTGCATAGAAGTCTTGTAAATCAGAAAGAATAACTTCTTGTCTTAATGGGAAACCAGTTGAGTAGTTACCAGGACCAAAACCAAGATATTCGAATGTGTGATTACCAGAACGAGCAATAGATGGTCTACGTAATTCTACATAAACTTTTGACTGTGATGGATATTCGTTGTCTCCTTTAATCGGAATTAAACGATCTTCAGATCCAGAAACAGCATTCCCTAAGCGAGCTTCAATTTTGTTATCAAGAGTGTAAGAAGATCCGCCAAATGCAGCAGTTTCAACTAAATCGTAAATAACTTCTTTAGTTTCGCTATTTTTAGCATCATTAGTTCTAACTAAACCATGAACATAATTATCAGCAGCACAAATAGTTGCTGGTGGATCATTAAATGAGGTATTGAGTTCCTTATACCATAAAGGATCATTTTTATAATTTAATGGATATAATTGAGAAATTGGCTGAGAAAACTTAAAGTTTCTAAAATTGGTTCCAACTCCAGCACCAGTTGGATATGGAGAAATATTACCCTTAACGCATGTTAAGTAATAAATTCCATCTTGTTGACCAGGAATTCTTTCTTGAATTTCATCAATATCAAAAATGTAGAAAGTATCTTCAATTTCACCTACATCTTCAACTTGACTAATCAGGTAAACATTATCAGCATCGTCAGTAATTTCGTCACCAGGAACTAACGTATAAGCATTTGCTCCAGCAACTCTATACAAATAATCATTTCTATCAGACTTACTCTTACCATCTACACTTCCAACACTATCAGGAGCAGCATCTAGATCAGCAAAAGTAGATCCTTGTTCAAATGTTGTCGCTTGAATTTTATTATACTTAATAGATCCAGAAATTTGCTTAAGAATTAAATAATATTCAGATTCATATTCTAAGAATGCGTGAACATATCCAGTTCCAGAAGAATATCCAGTCCACGTAACTAATGTTGTCGAATCAAATGTAAAATCTTTTGCATTAAATGAGCCACCTTGTGGAGATTTAATTTTAACTACAGTAAGATTTTCATTTTTAATTTGCTGATTATTAATACTATAATTGAATGCAACAATTTCTAAATTACCATCATCATTTTTAAATGCAGATTGAATATCAAATGCAATTCTACTCTTTGTTTTAGAGCTATTTACAGTTTTTGGTAGTAAGTATGGATCGTATGATGGGACAATACTTAAACCTTCATATTCATCAGAAGTTAATCCAAGCTGCTCATTAGCATTTTCTGGATTAGAATTAAAGAATATAGCTAAATCAGGTGATTGATCATCTTTGGGAACTAAAGTAATTTTTTGGGGAAGTAATCTTCTAGTATCATCAGTTCTAATTTTTAGAACAAATCCATTTAATGGATCTCTAACTGTTGTCAAATACTCAGGAATTACATAACGTAATCTATAAACTCTGTCTTTTTTATCTCTATTATCAATTACTCTTTCGAACCAAGTATCATTTGTCCTAATTTTTCCACTATCATCAGCATAATCGCCAATAGTACTTTGCAATCTACTAATAATATTTTGAGTGTTGTCTATGCTATCATCTTTTACATTTAGATACCACAATCCACTATTATTTGTATCATCTGTATAAGTAGGATCAAATCTTAGTGGAGAATTTCTCTTATTTGCATATACACGGAAATTTTTACCAGTATTAGTAACAAAGTTAAGAGCTTTTATATTAAAGATAGCATCAGATTGAGATTCATGTACACTAAACTTATTTTTATCGATATATCTGGCATAATAAAATGTATTTGTATCAACTTCTCCCGATGCAGTTTGTGGGAGAGTAGATGTATCATCACCTAATCTAAAGAAAATAAGTTGTGGCGTTACTCCAACTGCAGGAACATCAAAAATATGAGCTACATCAGTTTCTACTTCAATTCCAGTTGCAGTACACTTATAGGTATGCAAATCATAATCATCATCAAGTACAAATTTTTGTAATTGAATTTCTACATCTGGATCAATAGAATCTGTTTCAGGCGAATAAATGTAGATACCAGCTGCAGCATTCTCCTTACTGCTAGCAAGCATAAATTTAGTTTGATCTGAACCATTGAAAACACTTTGTTTTGTTTGATCTCCAGCAAAACCATAGTTTTCTGGATAGGTATTTCTTCCAGGTGCAATAATATAATATTTTTTATTAGTTTCAAATCCATCAGGAAGTCTAATAACTCTCTTATCAGGAATTGTGCCTGGTTTCGCTTTAGGAACAAGTCTTACTGGTGTTCCTGTTTCAAAGTTTGTTGGATTTCCTCCAGCAAGAGTAAATACAGTTGCCCTTGATGCTAAACTAGAGATATTAATTTCTGGTTCAATTTTTTCTACATTATTATCAAGACCAACAGAAAGTATTTGGATAATATCAACAAAATACTGATCAATTGTGCTTGCAATATCATTACATTCTGGAACAGTAGTGTCTTGAACAAGGGTATCATCTTTAGATACCTCATCAAAAATTCCAGTCAGAAGTTCAAAATACAAATAAGCACTACTAGAAGATAATTTTGCATTTACTACACTACCAGAATTTAAGAAAGATCCAATCGAACCTAATTCAATAGTTTGAGAATCAATAATTCGCTTGATATATGTATCAGCTTGAATATTTGTTACGATAGGATTTGATCCATCTTTTGGCTTCCCATCCTCAAACGATGTAGATGCATATTCTTGAACTCGCATTCCAATAACAAGACCAGAAGTATCACCAACATTAACTACTGCACTGTTTTGTACAGTTGTACAATTTTCAATAAGAAAATCATAATTACGCATTGCAGCAATACAATGATCTTTAGTGTATCGTAAAGCTTCTGTAGTTTCTGTTAACTCATTTTCAATATAAGTCAATTCTCCAGCTACGTAATAAGATTCTGCAGCTTGAATAGTGTTAATATTTCCACCAAGTCGTAAATCTTTTACAACAGCATCTACATAATAACCAATATCTCTTCTACATTTTTCAATGTTTATTGTAGTTTTTTGAGTTAATGTTGGATATTTTCTAGTAATGTATTGATAAACTTCGTTTTGAATTAAAATTTTATTGGCTTCAATTCTATTAGCAGAGTCTTGTCTTTTGTTAAATGAACTATCGCTAATAATTTCTGGTGGATTTAAAATATCCATAGAAACTGTATAAGTTTCAAAACCAGATGGCTCAAGTATAGAATAGAACTTATCAGAACCACCAGAAGATGCTGGATCAAGTTTTACAAAAAGTCTTTCATCACTTCTAGCGCCAATACGATATCCACCTAAAGATGCTGCAGGTCTATTTGCAGGATTAGTTAAATCATCTCCAGATAAGTATAATTTTGTTTTATTTGTACTATCATTAGTAGCAAGAATATCAATAGTATAATATGGAATTTTTTCAGAATTTATAGAATCTTTGTTAGGATCATCTACATAACCACCTACAATCTCTTCTGGAGGAACGATATGAGATATATAACCACCTTTATCTTGATTAAATGAATAACCCTTATGACCAATGGCATGAAGTGAAGTATTACCAAAGTTTGAGTTCGAGTTGGTGATCGACATGTCACCACCAGACTCCATTAAGAAGTGATCAAAAAATCCAACGGCAAAAACAGAAACACACTGAATAAATGAATCTTCCGAAGCACGAATATGGAAGTTTCTCCAGTCATCTTTCCAGTATGCATCTCCCTTAGTGTGATAAGGGACAGTTGCAAATGCATCAGTTAATGATGCTTCATTCCAGGTGTTAGTAAATCTATCATATCTGATAAATGCTCTATCGTCTTTTTGTAGGGAAACACCAGTGTACTGTGCAACAACCATGGATTTAAATCCAGTTGCTTTTGCTCCATTTGCCCACATTCCACACTGACCCCATGTAGAACGAATAGAGCAGTTAAAGACATATGGTGATGCTGATTCAACTGAGTCAATTTCTGCTTGGGCTACACAATTAGTATCAAGACCATTTGATGTTGTGTATACTTGATTATCTACTAGTCCAAACGCACCAGCTACTTTTCCAACAATTTCATAAGTAAATACTTTTGGATTTAAATTATCAATGGAAGTAATTTTAACCGTTCCATTTAATTCTTCATCAAGACCAGTATTTAAAATTGCAACATACTGACCTTCAAAATATCCATGATTGATTTTTGTAGTAACAGTAAAAGTAACGCCAGTCCCAGTATTAGTTGGTTTGATACTTTCAATAACTCTAGTATCAGAAAGTGGTCCAACAATTCTATTTTCTTGTACAAGTGGTTCAAATTCACCTTCATCAATAGAAGGTTGATACTTAGAAAATGCTGTACCAACTTTTTCATAGAAAAGATCTAGATCACTATTATCTGCATATTCCATAATGCAGATTTTATGGTGAGAATATTCTGGAATTTGCTTTTTGCTGCTATCATCAGCTTTATAATATACTTCACCAACATTTTTTTGTGTATTAAACAATGGAGAATTTTCTGATAAATCACCATCCTTAATTGTAAATTGCCACAGATAGCATCCACCCGTTAAATTAAAGATAGAAGTTCTACCTTCATTGCCATCTGCTGGATCTGGTACAAATAATGGGCGAATAATAGTTCTACGAAGATCATAACCAACTAATGAACAGCCTCTAGGTACAATAGCACCACCAGTAGAAGCATTAAATTTATAAAGTACATTATTAGAATTAGAAAGATCAAGAATGGAGTTATCATCCCATTCTCCATTAGTTTGATCAAAATTAAAAATAGGTAAATCCGATTCTAATGTTGGATTTGTTGTTGCAGTATAGTTTACAAGTCCAGGACGATTATCAATATAATGATCACCAGGCATCAACATGATGCTAAATTGATCAAATCTATCATTATTTTTACCAGGAAGATAAGAATAACGTGCTACTTCAATAAAAGCTCTTTGAATTGTTTTAAATGGTCTTAGAGGAGAATTTCCTCTATTATCTAAAGCATCTGTAGCGTTAAAGTCATCAGGTGAGACATATAGATATTTTCCTGTCTTACTTGAGTAAAGATTATCAAGTCTTGTAAGAGCCATAATTACCGAAACCCTGGGCTGCGTGTATTCTTCTTCAAAGTATTTATACAATAAAGCCTCCCTGTTAAGGAGGCTCTATCGCACACGGAAGGGTAGGTTCTTGGCAGTATCGCCAACTCCACAGCCTGGATTCGAACCAGGGACCAAGTGATTAACAGTCACCGACTCTACCGCTGAGCTACTGTGGAATATAAGTCAAAAACTATCTTTTGACTTAATTTTAACCCACTGCAAAAGATTTAAATATTCAAAGCGATTATCTTCATCTTTTTTTTCAATTAATGCCTCAAGTGCTTCGATAACCATTTCGTGATCTTTTTTAGAAAGTAACGTCATTTTCTTACCTCGACTTTTTGGCGATTTTTATAGCGGAGAATTTTTTCCCCGTTTAGTGGATTTGAAAAACGAATTTGAAAAAATCAAATTCATGTCGATGAGAGGACTTGAACCTCCACGTCCGAAGACACTGGAACCTAAACCCAGTGCGTCTACCAATTCCGCCACATCGACATACTATGGGTTTGAACTTACAAAAGCATTAATGACTTCTGCTTGCTTCAAAACTTTTCGTAGAGATGGAAACTCTGGAAGGTCCATCTTAACTTGGTTCATAGAATTTTCATTCCATGTTCTTGCAAAGTCATAATCAACGCAGAACTCATCGTTCAACATATTATATGCTTGCTTGAAAATTTCGAAACGAAGTTCGTAAGGTGTTTTACTCATTGTTTTTCTCTTGTGTGTTTGTGTGTTACCCCTGGCTGGGAATCGAACCCAGTTCCCATGTGTGTTGTCCACCCGTCCTTACCAATAGACCACGCAGGGGGAGTGACCCCTCTGTTTGAGCATCATCTGGCGTCCCAGGATAGGCTTGAGGGGTGTTGCTGATGGAGTAAGCGTAATATACCTCAAGGATATAACAGAGACTTACCCTCTATCTACGACGCTACGGAAGATACCCGTAGTAGAAGTTGGTATTACTACCAAAGCCTACGGTCGGACTTGAACCGACGACCTACGGTTTACAAAACCGTTGCTCTATCCAGCTGAGCTACACAGGCATTCTTGCAAATTCAAATCTACCATATTTAGATCCCCAAATTTGATGATTATGCTTAACACATATCCCTTTATCTATAACATAATAAAAATTCTTAGTCAATTCAACATTAGTTTGAAGATAAGTTTCTCTACCTCTCCAGTTTACAAAACATTCGCATCCAGTGGTTCCTCCAATAAAACTTTCGTTTACATATTCAAATATGGTATCACATCCTTCTTTTTTTGTCAACTGGTTTCTAGTCAATAATTCTAAATTTTTTCCATTCCTATAATTTTGTTTATCAAGAATTTCATAATTTAAAACAGTAATTTTATTATTAGATAAAATTGGTTCTAAAACAAATTGACGATAAGGAAGACCTGGTTGATAATTATAAGCTTGTTCACCATAGTATAACCCATCACCTATATCTATATGAGTAATGTTTATATGTGCATAACGACTTGGATACGAAAATGCTTGTATTTTGTTACTAAATTTTCCAGAAAGATATTGTTTAAAAAGTTCAATCATCTGTTGGTAATAAATTAGGATTATCTACATCAATTTGAAACATCAGTGGATGTGCTTCTTCTGTTACCAAATAACTAGAACACAAATAAAGATCTTCATCAGTATAATCTCTACTGGCGAGAGCTTCTGTTTGTATTGTTGGATGATCTTGTACAATTTGAGGAAGCTCATCAAAAGTATATGGCATTCCTTGTATAAAGTACATTCTCACAACTTGCCCCATGTAGAAACAATATGATTGAGTGAGTTTGTACTTGTATTTCATTTTACTCTACCTTTGCGTAAGAAAACAAAAAATTATTTACATAATTCTTTGCGAATTCTTTACCAAATCTTATTTCCATAAATCCAATAACTGGATCTAATTTATGCATATAAGTGTCAAAATCTATGAATTCGTTTTCTTCATTGTTAATTGGTTTACTACTATCTAGTAATTTATTATAGACTTTTACATATTTTGTAAAATCTTCTAAGTAATTATCTACTTCATGTATAGTACATTTTTTAACGTAGATATATCTAGAAAAATGATTTCCTGGTTGAAAAAATCTAATGTCCTTAGTTATACCAGCATAATCTTTTAATGATTCTTCAACAATCGAATGATTGAAGTCATAATTTTCAGTTGGATGCTGGAAATCAAAAACAATGATAACTTTTTTCTCCATAAAAGCCATAAGATCTATACCAAAACATGGCAAATTTTTACCAGTTTTTGGATAAATTATATTATTGTAAATATATTCATTTTCACCAGATTCAACATAAGTTTCTCTGGACTTTAAAATATATTTTCCAGTATATAATTTAGATTCTAATTTAGAATCTTTATTTGAATGATTACTGGAATGAATTACATTCATATCCAAAGTATCATATAAAATGTTTTTGTAATTATTCCAAATCATACAAATAAAGTAGTCAACAATACTATTTATTGTTGAATAGGGACGGGGGGACTTGAACCCCCACGGGCTTAATGCCCAACAGATTTTAAGTCTGGTGTGTCTACCGATTCCACCACATCCCCAAAAAAAGCCTTTCGGCTTGTATATGAATCCAAACCATGAACAACGAGGAAGCCTAAACCTCGCTTCGACAAGCTTAACACAGAATGCTAGGCTTGTCAAGTGCAGGTTGTGGGGATCGAACCCACCTTAGCCGAATTATGAGTTCGGTGCTTTCGCCAGAGAGCTAAACCTGCAACAGGTAGGACCGCCGAGAATTGAACTCGGTTCTGCCGCTTATAAGGCGACGGCTTTAACCAATAAGCAACGGTCCCATGAACTGATACGAGCCTATCGTATCATATTCGTCCTGTTGCTGTCAAGCGGTTCTTTAAGGCTTGCCTACGCTTCCTAGCATCCCTCAAAGCTTGTGGTTTGAGGTGCCTTTTCTGTTCTTTTTTACTATGATGTTGCCAATTTGGAACAGTCATTAGACTTCCTCGACCTGTGTATGTATTTATGGTAGCACGCCAATCCTGTGCTGTCAACCCCCTTGACAAATCCCAAGAACCTGAGTAGGATGGCTCTGTCAGGGTTCAGAATCATTCTATGCATTTAAATATATCTGTTTACCTTGTATCTGTACTTTAGCAGTAGCTTTAATATCAATATTTTTTCTAGCAGTGGCTACTATATCTCCAGCTACAGAATCTATATTAATATTAGAAGAAGATTTAATTTTAATAGAATCTTTTTCAGATGGTCCTACATCAAGAACATATGTTTCTAATTGATCTTGACTTTCAGATCTTCCAAATATTTTTTCAGTTTTCTTTCCAATAATTTCTTCATATGAATTTCCTTTAAACTTAGCAGCATATCCTGCTTTACCAGAAAGTAAAACATTACCATCACTACTTAATTGGAAATCTTTTCTTACAGCTACTCTATATTCACCGTTAACGACATAATTAATTCCTCCAATAGTATTAACTGTAGTTAATGCAGCAGGATTTTGCTTTTGATTAACTGTTACTTCACCAGCTCCATCAGTATATTTTCCTCCAGTAATAGTTTCATTTAAAAATGATGTATTAAGATTGTAATCATTTGTTATTACGTTTACTTTTCCTCCACCTTCTCCAGCTTCAAGATTAATCATTTCTCCAGCTTTTAAAGTCAATACATTAGCAGCATTTATAGTAATATTGGAACCACCAAGAACTATTTCTCCTCCTTTGGATTCAATTGCTACATCTCCTTCAACAAATAAAGAATATGCTGGAGTCTTTTCTACCTCTTCTTTACCACCATTATTTGTTTTAGTTCTTTCATTATCGTTTCCTTTTACATGAATAGATACTGATCTAGAAGTTTCCATTCTATCATCAGCTTTTATAATTACTTTACCTCCACAACCACTTTGTCCTGTTTTACCAGAAGCTAGTATAATATTTCCAGCTGAATCAAAATGAAAAATTGATTGTCCATTGGTTAAAATATAACCACTAGATCCATCTTTATTTGTATATGTTCCCATTGTCCAGCCATGCTGAGTAGCTAATACATGGAAATCATCATTACATATTTGACCTTCTTCTAATTCTTCTTTTCTTCCATCTGTTGGGTTAGCAACAGAGTCTACCTTTACATTTGAAGGTTTTTGTGTGTAGGAATCTTTTGACATTATGGACAATCAATATATTTACCAGTACCAATTTTAGCATAACCAAGTCTTTCTAACTCAGTAGTTTCTAGACACGAGAGATTTGGTATAACTCTAGCTCCAGATCCACCACCACCAATAATAATTATTTCGGGAATTGATTCGTAACTAATAGTTCTATCTAAAGATTCAACACTAGTTACATATCCATCTTCATTTATAATTGCTCTAGCAACATTTGAATTGCCATCAACATAAACTTCAGGTGCTTCAATATATTTTTTACCTGGTGATAATAATGTAAATGAATCAATAATACAAATTAAATTAGTAGTTTTAGGTGTATTTCTAGTATAATTAATTCCATTTCTAGTCAATCTTATTTCAGAAACGAACCCATTATTATTTAACAATGCTATACCAGTGGCTCCATAACCTTCTCCTGTTATAATAACAGTAGGTGGTTTTTCGTAGGGAGATCCTGGATTATCTATTGGTATGTCAATAATTTCCCCATCATCTGTAGTAACAGGATCATTTACTGTTGGCTTTTCATATGTTGGAACATCTACTACTGGATCTTCTACTATTCCAGTATCTTTTTGATTTGCTTTAATAGTAAGATCTACAAATCTGGAAGTATTTTCTACAACAAAAGTAAAAGATTCTTCATCTTCTATATTAGTATCTTCAGCAATACCTAAAATTATTTTAGCTTTATTTGATATTACTTGAAAAGATCCACTTAAAGTATTGCTAATAAAATCAGATGGTGTAATTTTAGATCCAAATATTGTATAATTAAATTCAGTTCCATCAATAATATTGGTAGTTTCAAATGTAATCATTACATCTTCGCCTTCATTATATACCGATTTATCTGCATATAATTTATAAGTTGGTAATTGCTCTGTAACTATTTCTTCAAATTGAGCAGTAATAATAACATCAGCAAATTCTCCAGACTCATCTAAAGTAAATGTTAATAATTCAGAACTTTCTATTGTACTATCATTAGCTATTTCAATATAAACTTCAGCTTTATTTGACATTATTGTTAATGTCCCAGTCAAAGATTCTGTGTTTAAATCAGATAATTCTATATTATTTCCAGATAAAGTATAATTTAATACAGTCTGATCAGATACATTTGTAGTGTTAATAGTATATTTTATTGTTTCACCTTCTGAATATAAACGTTTGTCTGTGATAACTTCATAAGTTGATAATGATGTTGGAATTTCTGGAACAGGATCTAATGGAGTGTTTGGAGTTTCTGGCGAAGGATTATTTGTAGTTGGTGTTGGAACATCAACTTCTTCGATTGGTTCTTCATCTGGTAAATCTTGATCAGATTCTGGTAAAAAATCTTTTCCAATACTTTCGTCATCTGTTACAGCTGTTGGTACAGATGGTGTAGATGAACTAGGTGAAGGATCTTTAAATATTCCTCCAATAAATTGTACACTAGTTTTTTTCTTTTTAGGATTTTTCTTTGCCTCATCACAAATTCCAGAAGAACTATATAATTCTCCATCTTCTATGGCTGCAATTAATTTATCTAAATCATCTTGATTAGATTCTACAGAGCAATCTGTACATTTAACTTGAATTTTTTCACACTGCTCTTCTGGTCCTGTGCAAGAAATTCCAAGAAGACTTAATATTTTATTGATTACACTCCCAATAAGATTAAGAGGAGATTCTATAAATGATAATAATTCCTGTATTGGTCCTAATACAGTATTTACTAATGTATCTAATAAAGATAATATTTGATTTAAAATTCCATCAATTAAACTATCAATTAAACAAGTAGCATTATTAAATGCATCCATTAAATATCCTAATAACAAATCAGTTAACCATTGAGCTATTTTATCTGTTAGATCTTCAATAGTACATCCTAATTCTTTAAAAATTTCATCAAATATTTTTTTGACTGCTTTTAATCTATTTCCTTTCTCACGTATCGGTTTGAAAGCTTTTTCTGGATCAGCTAATGGTCCAGTATTTCCAATAATTGCTCCTTCTGGATCTTCAGTTAGTAATGCTGCATCAATTAATTTTTTAATTGCTTCTTTCAATTGTTTAATAATTTCTCCTTTTATTCTCGCTATAAAAGATTTTACTAATCTAATAACTCTACCAATGTGATATCTAGCAATCTCCTCCGCATCATATAGTAATCCATTTACTTTACTAACATAATATGTTCCAATATTTCCAGAAGATGCTTGGTTTGCTGCAAAAAAATCTCCCATTATTCTAGTTAAACCAGACTTAAGATTTTTATCTTGTCCGCATTTTGGATTTGCAATAACATTACAAATTTTTCCACCAATTGGATTAGTTTCTGTATTATTTGCCAATGCAGCTGCTAAAATTGGAGGAGCTCCACCTGGTTTATTTGATTTTGTTGCTGCAGGAAGACCACCATTTACATTAGCTTTTGTTTTCGGATCTTTTCCATCTTGCGATTCCAAAGATCTATTTTGTTGTGGATTTACTTTTGGATCTGTGTATGTAGTAAAACTTTTTTCAGGACTACCTGGATTTGGATCTTTATTTTCTACTTCAGTTGCTCCAGCTGTATGACCAATAGATCCCATGATAATTGGTTTTTGCTTATCATTATCTAAGTAAAAACCAATTACCCAATTTCCTTGATTTAATCCTACAGAAGCACCAGTAACTCCACCATCAGAAAATGGTGTGGTTACTGGTAGCATAACTTGAGCCCAAGGTAATTGATCAGTTGGAGTTATATCTCCAGATTTTAAGTGCTGACCAACAATACGTACACGATACCTACCAGAATTCTTAGGATCATCACCTTTTTTGCTTTCAACTTGTCCTACCCACCAGTTGAAACCATCTGATCCTATTTGATGTATTGGAAATAGCGAAGATAATACTGGATCCATTATTTAAACTTTATTATTATTTAACAGAACTTTTATAATTTTTGATGCCATAACTATCTCTTATCAATTCCAACTTAGTAACGAACTCTGGAATATTAGATCCATTTATAACTTGATAGTTGTGAGATAATTTTGAGATTAAATATGTTCCACTAGATTCCTCATCATATTTTTTTACAGACCTTTCAGCTTCTGCTACCATATTTGGAATAAAAACCTCTATCTTATCTCCAACAACTAAGTTAGAATTACCAGGTATACTTAATTCCATTTTTTGATTTTCCATTAAGTATCTTCTGGCAATCCCTTGACTAATATAATATTTTTGATAGTCTGGAAAAGAAGCTTTTCCTTTTTCATCTGGATTAGCTATTTCTTCTCCAGAAAACCATGTTTCGTGATCTAATACCATAGACATAACACGAGTAGGATTTTCTCCCATTTCTGTTTGGAATTTAGGAAGTATAGCTTGACTTCCTAAATGGGACATATTTTTAAATGTGTCTGCCATGTTATAAATGTATTCTTCATATTGTCCAGTAGAATAATTATAAAATACCATGTAAGTAGAAAAAATACCGTTACGCATTTGATCTACCATATCTATTTCATTTTCAAATCTATATTCTTCTACAATGAATAAATTTTGTTCTGATCCAGGATCTCCAGCTGGTTTAGCATAATATTTTTCTTTTGGTGGTGTTCCTCCAAAGTTATCGGAACCATCTGAGCATAATTTATCCATCGATTTAAAAACAAAACCATTTTTATTTTCAAAAAATAAATACCCAGCAGTTCCAGAAGCCTTCTTAGTTTTTTGTGATATAGAACTATTAGAACTATTTGATTTAGAATTTTTTGATGACTCAAATTTAGAATTTTCTGGTACACTCTTCATCATAATATTTTGTATGATGGAGTGAGCTTTCTTTCCATTAGGATAGAAATTAATTTTAAATTTTGATTTCTCTACATCGATTGGTTTTTTTGTTTTTAAATATTGCTTTAAAATTTTATTAACAATTTCATTAGGAAGACCGTTTAAATTTTCAAATATTCTAACACCTTCGTTGTATAATGCTTCTCTAGATATTAAAGCTAAATTATACATTTGAATACTTTTTGTAAATATTCTATTATAAACTTTGAATACATGCATATCATATTCAACAACTTCATTTTTAATATTTTTTATCTTAATTAAAACTCTTTCTCCACCTTGTATTGGCATTTCTGCAATTAAATTTGTTCCACTATCTAACATATTCAATACTGCAGTTATAAATGGAGAATAAATGTCTTCATAATATGAAAATACAGTAACTGCATCTGTTATATTATACTCAGAACCATTAACATCAAATATAGATGCCTTTACTAGTTCAAAATGTTTAATAGATGGATTAGCCATTTAATATAAACCTTGTTGATATCCTAAGTTAAATGGAGATTGAACCCTCCAAATAGATGGAACATTGGAAGCAGAAGATGTTCTCTCTACATTATTTAATCCAGCAGTTGGCAAAGTTAATCCAATAGTTTGCATTGGTTGTGCTTGTTGTGGTGTTAGTCCAGGTAAAGGAGAAATTCCTGTCGGCTGAGCTGGTAATCCCGCAGGAGCTGCAGCAACTGGAGCATCAATTGTAACTTTACCACCTCCTCTAACATAATTATCAACATATGGAGCTGGATTTACT